TCTCAACTGGTGGTAACACTACTTTTAGTGCTCCATTCAAAATGAGAAATCACCTTTCTACTTTAAGAAAGTCTTACACTATTACTCGTAGCGCAGCTACTGATGTATTAGTTATCCAATTGTCAGATCCAGCTAATCCTGGTAAGAAATCTTCAATTTGGACAAGATATGCTGAGTGGGAAGCCATGGCACAATGGTATAGAGAGATTGAAAGGAACTATTGGTATTCTACATTCTCAGCAAACGCCTCTGGTGTAACTGATATGTTAGGAAACAACGGTCTTCCTGTTTATGAAGGCGCGGGTATTAGAGAGCAGATCGCTCCTTCTAACCAAAGATTCTATACTACATTAAGTGAGACTATCATTCGAGATTTCTTGATTGATTTATCTTACAACGTACTACCTGAAAGTTCAAGGGACTTCGTAGCATTTACTGGAGAATACGGCTTTGCTGAATTCGATAGAGCTATGAAAGCTTCAGCTTCTCAGTTTACGTTAATAGATTCTACATTCGTAACTGGAAGTGGAAGTTCACTTGCATTAGGCGGTCAGTTCAAAACCTATATGGGCTTGAACGGGACTAAGATTACACTTAAGCATTTGCCTTTATATGATAACACTGTTATTAATAGACAACTTCACCACAGTACTGGACGTCCAATCGAATCTTATAGGTTCACGATTCTGGATTTTGGTATAACTGGAGGAGAGTCTAATATTACAAGTGTACATAAGAAAGATTCTAAACAAATCATGTGGCATACTGCTGGTTCTATTGATCCATACGGAAACACTGCAAAATCAGTTAACACTATGAGATCTGATAACCTTGATGGTTACTCAGTACATATGTTGAGTGAGTGTGGAATTATGGTTAAGAATCCACTAGCATGTGGCGAGTTAATCTGTACTGCTGTAAAATAAGGAAGCATGGATAAACAGGGACAATTAATATTTATTAAAAGCATAAAAGGCCATCATTGGTCAGGTTTTCATAGATATCCCAAATGTAAAGATACTGTCATAGCTGCCCTAAGTAAGGGTGGCTATGCTACAGGTCTTACAGCAGGGGAAGAAAAAGATCTTGAAAAGAAACTCAACCTAGAAGAAGGAAAATTAGGTAGATATTCCAACTATTGGGAAGATTATTCAGTGATCTTATCAGATAAAGAATTACAACTCGATATAAGTAATCCAAGGGATTTCTTAGATTATAAGATCCTAATGGAATCTAAACGAGTAGCAAACTCTATAAATGAAAAACATTTATGGCCAAAAGCCGAATATGTTATATATGATGCAGAGGAAGATGCAATAAAGGACAATCTTGCAGTTAAAGCTAAAAGACAGGCCTACAAGAAGTTTAATTCTTTTTCATCTACAAAGATGAAGGAGGTTTTAAAGCTTTTAGGAAAAAATGCAGATAACTCTTCAGATACATTGATAGAAAACACTTTATCCGAGATTATAGAAACTGATCCAGCCAAGTTTAATGATGTAGTAGAAATGAAGGACTTCAAAATAAGAGTCTTATTACAAACTCTCATTGATGAGAATATTGTAAGAAAGAGGAAAGGAATTCATTATTACGGCGATGTTCAACTAGGATATGATCAAGATGCGGCAGTAGCTTTTTTACAAAATCCTGAAAATCAGGAAATGATAATGGTACTTAAGCAGAAACTAAAGGCCCATGATGTAGTTAATGACGGCTAATGACATGCATATCAATTTCAAGCTTGAGGCGGATAAGACAGATTCTCTGAATTATCCAGATTTTGAACCTGAAGAAATAGATAAGTGGCTTAATATTGCTCAAGAACGCTATATTAAGCAACGCTATAGTGGTATGAATGCGCATAGAGCTTCCTTCGAACAGACCCAAAAAAGAATGGATGATCTGAGAGAAGTTCTTACAAATGCCGAAATAATAACATTTACAACTACTGGTTCCAATAAACCTAATGGAAAATTTGCAGCTTTACCTACTGGCGCAGGCCAAGAATACTGGTTAGCTATAAATGAGGAAGCAGAAGTAGTATATATGGATTGTGATACTGTAGCTACGGTTACAGGAACCATAAAGAGTGGAGAATATTATATGGTTACTTCAGGATCTATAGTTTATGACTCAGTAACATATGCATCAGGGACCTACTTTATAGGAGGAGCTCCCCAGAATTTTACAGGAACAGGCATAGTGAAAACGGCTAAAGCCAAAAGAGTAAAGGTAAAGCCAAAAAGACATGATGAATATAATGAATTCATCAGAGATCCTTTTAACAAGCCCTACGAGGATGAAGTATTACGTTTATCCTTCCAGAGCCAAGTTGAATTGATCACCGACGGGACTTTTGTCGTCAGCAAGTATTTCTTACGGTACATTAGGAAAGCCAGGGAAATTTTGTTAGATTTGTTGATACCAGCTAATAGTGTTGACTGTGAGTTGGCAGACATTACTCATCAGGAAATAGTTGAACAAGCAGTTCAATTAGCTCTTGAAAGTATTGAAAGCCCTCGTTATCAAACTATTATGATGGAAACAGGTAAACAAGAGTAATTTTTAATTTTTAAACTTAAAATATTTCAATAATGTCAAAACTAAGTAACACAAAAGTATTGGTGACAGGAATAGGAGTAGCGGTGCCTACATTGGCAACGGCTGCTTATGACACCATTGCCAACTGTGCGGCGGGTGAGGTGACAGTTTTGGATCAGAGCATGACCCCAGTAGATGATAATATCGCAACGGGTACTGCAGTTACAGCAGTAACAACTCCTGAGTTATATATTGTAGTAAAGAGACCTGACGGTACTAATACAATATGGAGCCAGAAGATTCAAGGCAGACAAATTACCAAATTCTGTACAGAAGAAGGCACAGCAGCTATCGAACAAGTTTCCTTCATAGGAGACAACGGCGCAACAGGAGATTTATCCCCTGTAATCGACGATTCTGATTATACGATCTCTATCATTTTTACTAATGATAAGGTGCAGGGTTCAGAACGACAGCTTGTAAGACGTATGACGATCACTTCTGATGCAACAGCAACTGCATTAGAAATTCAGACTGCGTTAATTGCCGCAATCAATGCAGATCCTGTAGCCTCTAAATTTGTAGTTGCAGCAGCATCTACAGGAGGAGGTAACAATGGTATTTCTATAACTGGATTAGCTATTTCTTCTAAAACTGCTGGTACATACAGCAAATTAGTAGGATATGAACAAGTTCAGTTTCAAGTAGCTGCTGGAGGAGCGTTTACAACTGCAACACAAATCGATGAAAATGGTTTCATTGGTAGTGCTGCTGGAGCATCAACAGCCCCTTATGCAGGTAGAAATACTTCTGAATTGGTTTCAGATGCAGAATATGCAGCTGTATACGCAGAAGGTATTAGTAACTTCACTAAATTTCCAACACCAACATATGCTATTACGAGTGATACGATCACTACTACTCGTAATTATAGCTCGCTTACATTGGAATTTGGTGATAAGCATTCTTCTTCAAACTTAAATATGGACCTGACTAGCCCAGAAAGAGTTGTCATCTATACTGACACTACTTTTGGATTAACAGCAGCAGCCAGAAGGTTGCAAGTAACTTTAGACACATATACTGCGTCTGTAGGAGTTGCTCATGAGGGTACTGCCTTAAGTTAAAAGATTTTTTCTTCACTGTGCGTCAAAGAGGAGGCCTCACGGCCTCCATCTTTGTTGCATATAAAAAGTTACTAATGGCTATCACGTATAACCCAGGGGATCCTACAGTCTCATTTCCACCATCACCGACACTGTTATTTGAAGTTACCCAGGAATGTGATGGTAAAAAGGTTAATATAGTAGAGAAAACCGATACTATTGCTAACCGACCATTATTGGGATGGGGAGCACCTAACTTATTAATAGCAGATATTACAGGAGCAGGCGGAGCTGCAGATCTGAGAATAACTACACCAGCAGGGGGAACCTATGATGTAGATATGTTACTTACTACTCCT